AAGGCTCCCCTAAAGGCTCCCCTAAAGCTACCCCTTGGGCACCCTTACGCACCCTTACGCTAGCATGCTAGCCTACACATATATACGTAAATTAGGCACAGCAGGTGTATATGAGCAGCAACAGGGAATCTAGAGGCACCCTATGGGGGGACACACGCCCGTGTCTGTCTTAAGGTGCCACCTTACAAATTTATTATAAAATTCTAATCAAGGGGACCCTTAGTTTACCTAAAGGTATCTGTTGTTACCCTAGAGTTAACCACAAGTTATCGTCAAGAGATAGCAAGCTAACATAAGGAGGCGTACCCTAAGGGTTAACTTAAGGTACGCCTTAAATGGTCTATAGACTAACTATAGGCACCCCTTAAAGGGGCTATAGTAATCCACCTACAGCAGCTCTAAGTAGTGCATCAACTGTTCCTACATCACCATTCAATAAGGAAACCACTAAAAGGACAATAATAATGATGATCTTGATAGCTACTACTAGTTTATTATTCAATGGTCTCATATGGATACTTTGAGTTAACTAAAAGGAAACATAAAGAAAAATCTAAAGTCAGTCTTTATGGGCCCCTTTAGAATATCTCAAAGGGTCTATAGGTAACCCCATTATTTTTTTAATTATTATTTTATTATTTTTATCAGGAGGAGCTAGGTAGATATCTTATATATATCTTTTTTCTGGCCCCTTCTGGGAGTGGAGATTTTATTCGGAGTAGTCACTTCACCCTTATAGGGATGATTTTATCTTGTAAACTTGTATCCCTCTGAATATTTGTATTTATTGAATCCCTTGGAAGTACCTGATTCTCTTGTGTTTTCTGTAATTCTATTTATTCCTAATTTCCCCCCTATTTCTCTAGTTACGAACCCATAAAAACTTTCTAAAGATTCCTCAAGCCACTCTGAAGTTACTTCATTTATACCTTCATCAGCATCAATTCCCATGAAATCTACTAAATACTTGACACCTATAGCTAAGGCATCCAATCTATCATCGTGAACTAGTGATCCTCTGTCTGAGGTAATTCTAGTCATCTGATAGAATAGTGCATACTTGTAGTCACCTTCAGGGACACTATCGATATCCCTATTGATGCACTCAGGGGTAACTATCATCTTATGGTTACCTAGGACAGGCTCTAGGGTGTCTATGATGCGTACTTCTTTCTGTCCTGTAGATTTGACTTCAGTTATGCCACAGTCCTTATAGGTTTTCCTAAGGACAGGCTCAAAGAGCTTAGTGTACATGCCATCCATTATGTTTACATAAGTTCGTTACGCTTATGCCATGGGGCTACACATTGCTGTGTAGATCGGACTATATCTTAACAATAGCTAATCTTCCAACCTCTTCTACCACGAATACCCTTATAGAGGAGGTTTCTTATATTACCTCTAGCAAATCCTAGAGTTTCTGCACATTCTTGTATCGAATTAAACTTAAGTTGTCTACCATCAAGGTTTAGTATCCAACCACTACCTAAGTATCCATCATTAAGATTATCCGTAGAGTGCATCCCTACGTAAATCTTACCGTTTATTAGGTTTGTTGTCTTGTATATTATGTGATACTTGTATTCGTGCATCTTATTGTTATTATAGCTATTGTCCCCACTTTTTCAGATCACTTGATCTTACAATTAGTCTCTACACCTTCCTATTTCTAGGCTTGGCTCGGTATTGTCCCTGAGGGAGTTTCACCGAATTTAATGGGTTTTATTTCGGCAATATTGTTTACCGAAGTTTCCTTCAATGACTACTTCATTAACCTTCCATTTCTTAGCAGTGTTCGCTAGTTTATTTAGGACTACATCAGAGTACCCCCCTAGGAGACCTCCTGCTTCCATTACGTAGATATATCCATTGAGATAATAGAGTACACAATATCCCGTCTCATCACGCCCCCTGCCAGACGGATCAACACACATCATCTTATAGGTATACTTCTCCATCTCTGGGGAAGCTGTGTGGCACATATAATAGGCATCTCCCTTTAGTCCCATTACCTTTGGGATCTCCTGAAGGGAGACCTTACGAGCAGGATCAGGCATCCATGTAAGCTTCATAGGTGCCTCATCTGTACTGAAGGTACCCACAATGAGATCTCTAAGTCTCAATGGATACTTATCAGCATCAGATAAGCTAGTGTCTAGCATGAACTGCAGCAGGAACCCAGCTCTTCTATAGGACAGCTCTCGTTTCTGTAGATCCTCTTCATTGAATCTAAGGGGATCTGTAGGCTTACCTGCGTACTTCTCAGGATCCCTGTCATACTTGTCTGCAATGAACTTAGCTAGTTTGTCCCCGTAGGATGCTCTATGAGAGTCATCATAGGGGTACCTAGCAGGATAGATTACAGCCGTGTATCCGCGCTCCTGTAGCTCGTTATAGAGGCTCATTTCATTCTGGGGGGTACCAAGGTAGATGATGGTACCATTGGGTTTAAGGACAGCATCAAACTCTTTGACGAGCTCGAACAGCTGGTCTCTAAGAACCTGAGTGAAGGAGTTAGATGGAACTTCCACCTTTATGTTAAGGTAAGGTCGTTAGTCTTACCCCATCGTCTTTTATTTGAGTCTTTTGCGTTTTCAGTAGCAGTAACAAACTTACAATGATCCCTAGAGTAGAGTCCGCAGTTGCCCTTCTTGATGTCCTTATCAAGGTGCATGCTAGAGTTCTTTTCCCATTCTTCATAGCCTTCTACCTCGTGAATAGTATTCAAGAAGGTAGTAAAGTTATGCCACCTAGGATCTACCTTACAGCCTACATAGCTAGTTTTGTAGTTACCATAGGCTCTCTTAAGCATGTTAGCCCACAGGTCATAGATTTTACGAATGATGCTGTTAGAACCTCTTGCAGGGATTCTAATAGGAGACCCAAGAAAGCCCACACCATAAACTGTGGGTTCCATAAAGTCTTCAAACTTTCCTGCTTTAATGTTGCAAGTCTGAACATCAATAACTGTACCAGTTTTAACAAACTGGATGACAGCCCTAGGATGCTTAACTTTACCATTAGGAAGTTTCTGCTTCTTAGTTCTAGACAGGATCTTGATAAGACCCTTAGGAGTTTCGTAAGTTTTGTTAATTTCGTACATAGTTATGTTCCTTATAATTGACGATGCTTCATATCTCTATGAAGACCAGACTATATCTTATGCTCGCTTAGAGCATCCCCATTTTTCGAGCCACTTGACCCTACATAATAGTCGTTACACCTGCTATAAAGCTCGGCTCGGTATTGTCTTTCCTAGTTAGGCCTGAGTTCCACCGAATTTAAGGGGTTTAAAGACGACATGTTTAAAGTTTATCGTCTGCGACAATAATGTCTGCTCGGGAGCCTGTAAGCTGCCCTTTGATACCTACAGACTTAACACTAGGGCTATGATCGGGTTTACTCGGGCCAACGTCAAAGAGATTCTGAGTATCCCGTTGCCCCTCTCGTGCCTTTAGGTGCTCTAAGAATGGCAGTTCGTTAATGATCTTTTTAATGAAGGTAGCATTGGCATCAGCTCTTTCTTTGTTAGCTGAGACAACCATAATCTTGAGCTGAGGATTCTTCCATAGGCACCATACTACATAAGCACAAGTAATGAAGCTCTTAGCTACCCCTCGGAACCCCATAAGAATGAATCGATCATTGGGGGGATGCTGCAGTGTCTTAGCAATATCTACCTGAATAGGAGTAGTCTGTGGCAACCCAATAGTCTGCCACACTAAGCTGCAGAACAATGGAAAACTATTAAAGTATGGAATCAATGCTTTAGTTGACAAGGCCATTAGCTCCATAGTCTAACTCAAAGTTCTCCTTAGTAGCCTTCAGTAAGGATGCTAATGCATTGTCTCCATCTTCACCGGCTTTAGGGACACAATTGATGCCATTTCTCTGCAGCTCCTTGATAATCGCATTGTATAGCTGAGGGTTACGTTTCTCTGGGTCTTTAAGATCGTTCAGCATGTTCTCCAACATGTTGTCCTGAATCAAGCTCAGCAAGCTCTCTCTGTCTAATGGTTCTTTGTTCTTCATTGATTCTCACTTTCCTAGCAGCTAGGTATGGATCTACCCAGTGCTTCTTTATCATTGTTATAATGCCTACTATAGTGTACACAATGGTACCTATGTAAACCCAGTCACTAAGGGCCACCCCTAATACGGTAACCCCTGTGACAGCTATAGGGGGAGACATACTAATAATATCCTTTACTGGGGATCCCCCATCTTCAACTGTAGGTCCTATATCTAGGAATCTCATTAGTTCACACCTAAGAGCTTCCTAAAGTCAGCTTTCTTAAAGTGTGCTCCTTTAAGTAACTTTCCATCAGCTCTATAGGTAGGACAAAGGTTGCCATTGTCATCAACCATCTTGCTCATGAATTCCTCTGCAAGAGCCTTCATGCCTAACTCAAGAGGATACTTATGTTCAATAGCATACATGATGCAAACCCAGATAAGATCACAGAGTTCTTTGAAGTCCTCTGGGCAATCTGAAGCTTCCTCTGCCCATTCTTCAAACTCCTCAAGGATGAGCTTAAGATAGAGCTTTCCGTTCGTCCCTGAAGGGTGAGCCTTGTCGAACAATACTTGCATAGTGTCCGCAAGACCCTCCGTTGAATATTCTAAAGACTCGCTGATTGCTTGAGCCGTGGTAATCATGTTTTTCCTTTTTATCTAATTCAAATTTACCATCAATGAGAACATCAACATAATCCAAGATGGGTTCATCTTTGATATCCTCATAGGTACGTCCTGTCCATAACCAGATTCTCTTAGTGTCCCCATAGACATCCCTCACACGCTTCAGGATTTGCTCTACAGCGTGTTTGTTATAGGGCTCTAAGGGGTCACCACCTAAGATACTCAATCGTTCAATATAGGGCGATTTAAGAGCATCTAGGAGGGTGTTTATAGTGTCATCAGTAAACGGTGTTCCATAGAATGGATTCTGGGCTTTCCAATTGAAGCACCCTCGGCAATCTAAAGAACACCCTGAGACAAACAAATCTACGCCTATGCCATCACCATTGGTCATACTACAGGTATCTAACTTAGCGTAGTTCATGGTTTACATTGACACTCGATCTTTAATTTCAGCTAACTTAGCATCATTCATACGAGTACTTCCGTTAGCTTTAGTGTACCCTAAGTAGCCACAAACACGACTAATGACAGACAAGTTAGTAGACCCACAATGAGGGCACTTGTTCATAGCATTAGTGGAGTGCTTATGGCAGTCTTCACAATAGACACTATCAAAGTTAATACCTTGATAGTACCCCTTCTCCATACCTCGGAGAACCAGAGCCTTAAGAGCCTGAAGGTTCTCAGGGTTAGTCACACGGACATACTGAATGTGGCCTCCGTTGCACATATGGAACATCTTGTATTCAGCATCCTGCTTCTCAAAGGGAGTGATAGGTTCATTAACGTGCATATGGAAGCTGTTAGTGAAGTACTCTCCAAACTGATGGTCACCTGTGTAATCAGCATATTGTTTAGCTTGAACCCCACAAAGGTTCTCTGCAGGGGTACCATAGACAGCATAAAGGTATCCATCTTCTTTCTTGAACTGCTCTACCTTATCATTGATATGCTTAAGTACACCCTCAGCAAACCAAGGATCCTGATAGAGTGTCTTACCAGTAGCAAGGATATTAAGTTCATTGAGAGCAGTAACACCAAAGGATGCAGTCATGTATTCAACCAAATCACCAATCTCATCGTCTGCCTTAAGGTTCCCCTTATAGAACCCTCCTTGCATGAATGCCATAGGATTGGTACAAGCTTTAGTGTGTCTGATGATATCATAGCGTTTCTTGAGGAATTCACGGATGGTCTCAAGGCGCTCATCTAGAACCTCATAGAAGCCTTTGTTCTCTTGTTTAGCTACAGCGTAAATAAGGGGGAGATTAAGAGACACTGCACCAATATTGCATCGACCATTAGTGATCCATCGGTTAGTCTCAGGATCCTTCCACGGACTGAGGTAAGCTCTACACATTATATTCATATAGGTTCGTTACTCCTATACCGTTTATTAAACTGCTCATAGTCACCTATGAGATTAGACTATATCTTCTGAGGACTGAGCCTCAGTTCCGCTTTTCGATTCACTTGAATCTACACCCTTACATTCATCAGGGTTAGTCGTTGGGCATTCACATCGAACAACACGAATCCCAAGCTCAGGCAGCTTTCCACTATAGAAGCGTAAGACTGCTTTAATACGCTCTACAGGAAGCCCTAAACTATGGGCACATTCAGTCATAGAATCAAAGTACACCTTAGGCTCTGTGGTAATATATACTGGCTGTTTCTTGAACTTAGTAGAAAGGTCTCTAACGGTTTCCCGATAGCCCTTCTTAATGTTCTCACTTTGGGTAACCCATCGCAGATTAGTGTACATGTTATTAGTCTTATCCCCATCGATATGGTCTACAACCAACCCTTCTTGCTTACCTTTTACAAAAAGCGTAGCAACAAGCTGATGAGTATACAAAGACTTACGCCGAATCTTACCATTAGCACTACTAAAGAGATCACAACGGGCATAGCCATTGTTATTCATAGTCTGAGCTTTGATTCGATTATAGCGTTTAGAGAAGATTCTCCCCATGTTAGAGACACAATAAAGGTTCTCCCATTCAGGGACATCTTTCCAAATTTCTTGATTATTAGTGTTGTTCATATTATATACGTAGTTATACGTTCAATAAAAGTGTTTAGCAACGGATTTGCTTAATATAAGCTCTCCCCGTTTTAACGGAATTTTATATGGGCAGTATTACGCACCCATAGGGGTCACTACTTGATTATGGTTAACATATTGCTGAGCTACAGCATTATGTTCCATGTCCCCAGTGAGACTAAGGAAGTCTGGATATAAGCACTCACTGGAGCACTCAATAGCTAACTCAAAGACATCCGAAGCTTCAATAGACCCCCCTACGCAGTCTTCATCATACAAGTAGACTAGCTTAGGGAACACTACAGGCTTATGGTTCTCCCCGTGGCCATTCATGCGGGTCTTAAGGATAGCCTCACAAACTGCCTTAAGAAAGAGCTTGTCTTTATTGGTTAACTCTGGGTCATTCCAACAGCCGAAGGACACTGTAGTAAACGCAAAGTCACCTCGTGAACAGGGGACGGTATTAAGTTTCAACTCAAGAGACTGAAAGCCTTGCTTAAGTTCATCCTGAAGAGTACGCCAAGCGTACACATGGAGCTGAACTTCAGTTGCCCCGGGGAAACTATTGCTCGCCTGCTTGTATGCCTTATTCCAAGTCTTATGACAGTATGGCAGAAGAACCATATCAATTTGGGAGATTGTAAAACCCAGCGGAATCTCCCTAAACCGCTCTGTGGACTATCTCTTAAGCATTACTGCTTGTGTGCGCTTCGACCGGTAACCACTTCCGGCCTACTCTACTCACCTTTCGGATTTCGATAGTCTCTACACCTTCTGCAAGAGTCTTAGCGATAATCTCAGGGTGACTGTAGTAGTAATTCACAGTAATTCCCGCTGCTTTGCAGGCATCCTTGATACTACCATATGTGATCCCCTGATACATGCATTTCTTAGCTACTCCCGGCTTCTTACCTTTCATTCCATCAGAGTTTTCAGACCAAGGCAACCACCTAAGGTTCTCGACCCTGTTGTCCTGTCGGTTCCTGTTCATGTGATCTACACAATAACTAGGATCAGGCTTAGGACCAAGAAAGGTCTCTGCTACAACCTGATGAACCTTCTTGTAGATTCGCTTCTTGTTGATAGAGAAAAGGATTTCAAAGTAGCCATCTTTGTCTACCTTATACGAAAGCTTCTTAGGAGCTCTTGTATAGTCAATCCTCTTATCAGGAGCAGATTTAGCGGCCGGTTTCCTGAACGAGACTACCTCTCCATCTTTAGAGACAAAGTAGCCTTCATAGGGAGTAGAAAAATATTTATCGATTTGCATGTATGAATACCTCTTGTAGCTTGGCACGGGATTCCTTTCGGTTCCCCGTTAGCTGAAATCATATTAACAATATGGGGGCGTATCCCCCTAAATTTCAACACCGCAAGTCATGCGTTCACACACTTTTAATTCGGCAGTTTCTATTGATCGCACCGAACTGTTGAGCTGTTGCAACTAAGGTGATATCTCCAATTACCTGAAGTGCACTCAATACACTCGTAGGTTCCGTGTAGTCCACATTGGACATACTAAAGCCACCCCTAAGGACATTCCCAATATCAAACAGGCAGCAGTTCCCTGTAGGAATCCCACACTCAAGCAGAAAAGAGTGATCATCCTCTACCTGTAAGCACCAAACCTCCTCAACCCTGTTCACATCCTCAATAGACACAACGCGCCAGCTGGTACGCTCACGGGCTCCTTGATATAAGCAATAACGTTTTGTGGGAAGCTTGCGGGTACCATAGTTTGTTTCCTTAGGCACTTCATGAACAGCACTCACATAGTAGCCGGCCACGTTCAGCATGTCATAAAGCTCTTTTTGAGTTTCTTCATTAGCAGAAATTTGAATATCTCTAAAAGAGCGTTGCAAGGATCGTGGGTCTTTGCCACCATCAGCACAAAGGAGGCCGTTAATGAAAGCCTGCGTATCCTTAACAGTTCTCCACCCTTTAGGAGGGAGCATTTTAGCTGTGTCGTGGAGCCATACAAATGAGTCCCCGCCCCAACCTTTATTACTTGGTACCGTAACAGTATAGCCGCATTCTTTAAAGCGCCCTGCATATTTATTTTTGTCTCCACAAAGGCGAACAGTACAAGCGCTAGCATGAGCTTGTGAGCCATCCCCAAAGACAAACCCAAGGCACCATAAAGCCTTCTCAACGGGGGTAAGAGATTCCCAGCTAAACTCCGAGCTAATATCAGGGGTATCTGTAAGGACGTCACCAACCTGCAATGCAGTAGTTTGCTTGTTATCTTGCAAAAGCCATCTATGGTTTTTCGTAACAAAGACTTCTACCGGCTCCCCACGGCTTCTCCGTACGGATACCTTATATAAAGGCTGCTTCCCATATGAATGTACCGTAGCAGTCTTCCAGTTACCTTTGTGGGTAAGAACTTTAATTTGATCCCCATTATTAAAGTCTTTAAAAGAGCGGATACCCTCGGAGGTTAAAAAGGTTGTCTCACGGGAAAAGCAGTTAACGCTACCCATGAGCATATCACGCATATCGTGGATGTAGATATCGCCACGCTTAGTTAACTCTTTTTCTTCCTTGCTAAGATAGAATTGTCGATAGAGCTCTTTTGTAAGGTATCCCTTAATGAGCGAGCCTTTTGTTGACACCAGAGAGCTATCGAAGTTAGCATTCTCTCTGTCCCCAAGTAGAAGCACGTTATCAGCTTCATCTTTAACTTTCTCAAATGATTTAGCATAAGTATTCTTATAGTCTCTATATTCTTGATATGAATTCGCTACATCAGTCAACCCAAAGTACTTCAAGTAATGAATTACTTCCTTATGAAGGTCTTTAGTTGGGACATCTCTATCAATAATTAAACAAGAGTGAACTTTCTCAACCAGTTTGTTAAGAACATCAGGCTCCACATATTGATTCACTCTAGCAGCCGCCTTATAGACAGCTTCTTTGATCTTCTCTCCGTTCCAACCTTCTACAGTACCGTCTTTCTTTGTAACGTTCATACTGTTCCTTCTTTGTAATTAATTTTCATATAACTCCTAGTTTATATTTATTAAGGAGTTATCTAAAGCAAAATAGTTTTAGATAACCCCATATATTATTTAGTAAGTTCCTTGTAGTTCACGATTGTTTCAACCAAAGGATTCAATCGAGAGTTACTTTGGAGATAGCAACCGTCTTTCTTATCCGACTTGAATTGAATACCGATCATATCCTTAGCCTTTATATTGATTCCCTTAGCACGTAAAGTAACGATGCTTCCAACACTTCCCCCTGCGATCTTAACAGACACAGCATCTGCCTTAATGTCAGTGACAGTCCCGGCATTAGTAACATTCACGAGCTTAGCAGTAAATAGACTTTCATCCTTCTGCTCATTAAATACACGGAATGTAACTGAGATGTCCGCAGTACCATCATTCGGGAACACTAGAGCACCCTCACCCCCTGTAGCACTTGATCCAGGGATTACCTGAACCTTATCATTCAAAGTAACATCTCCTTGATCCTTAGAGAACCCTACAGGGCAGTTACTCCATGTATCGTTCACTGTGTACCGCAGGGCAGAGTACCCATCATTATCTTGAATGAAGCGTTGCATACCCTCTTTGAAGAACAAACGATCCTCCACAACTCCCGTAGGAGCATGAATATGTGTAGTGAACGGAGTCTTAGCATCACACTGAAGTTTGCTAATTCGTAACGTACATGGAGTTTGAGCATCCACGGGATAAATACAGACAGCGAATTGCTTTGCATCTGTTGGTACTGTGAATTCATTAATAATCGTTTGGGAGCCTTGTACATTCTCTGAGACAAAGAAGGATTCAGACTTAATCCATCCCTGAGAGAACGTAGGAACGGTGTTGTTTCTACTAGCTAGAATCTTAGGATTAGCTTTACCATCACCCACCCACTTCATCAAGGCTACTTCAAAGCCACAATCAGGTGTCTCACCTACAAAGGATACTGAAAGAGCTTTACCTCTCAATAGAGCAGTCTTTTCAGGAGACATGATCTTATGGAAATCAAAGTCAACAATATCCGTGCCATTGGATAGAATTTGAATCTTACCATCAGCTACACCCGCCTTAAGGTTACTCAAGGCATTCAAGCCCCAACCATCAGCCATTGTAGATGCGTCTCCTGCTGTACCATCAGCAATTGGAATAGTCATCTGTGTGAGCCAAGAGGTCGTGATAACACCAGTTCCAAAGTAGTGTCGAGTACTCTTTAAAGCAATACCCGAATCCAATTGGAATTGCAAGCCACCCTCACCAGTACGAGACTTCTTGGTACTTTCTTGGATTAACAGGCAGGTATTACCTTCAGTTCTATCCTCAAGCAACAACGGATCATCGAAACCATTGTCAACCATAACACGGAAATAGGTCAGGGCTTTAGCATTTACAAAGCGGTCAATGACTAGACGATCTAACGTATCACCCGCCTTGTAGTGCTTTTCGACAGCCATAGGATTACCGTTCTCATCGGTTAGAATACCCTTTGGTTTACGAAGCTGATCTAGTGCTTGAATCCAAAGGCGTACCTTACCGTCTGAGGGAGCAACACCAGACATAGCGGCTACTGCCACTATATTGAAAGAGCTACCCCCTGTAATATTCGGGTCTTTGTCATCAGTTTCCTGAATACCGTATGCCTTATGGATACGATCTACTTCAAGATAAGCTCCACCATGAGTCAATTCATCATCAAAGAACAATGCACCTGACTCTTTAGGAACAACTTCAAGAGGCTCATCCATACAGGCGTAATAGCTGATTCCACGAGTAGGCAAGATCAGGTCTACTGCTACATCACCCTCGTGATAGTCATCAAGATGGATGTACGGAGAACGGAACAGGATGCTTGTGATATTGTCATAGGCTTGATTTCCGGTAGTCTCTATGTGAATACCCCGCCCTTCGCCTGAAGATAGGTTACTCATAAGAGCGACCTGATCTAGCGTATCAACTGCTATAGGTGCTGTAGGAGACTTAAAGGTAGTATCAATAGCGTCTAACTCAGCTTTAGTAGTAGCCGCTTCAATAGCCTTATTCATAGCCCATTTTTGAGCATAAGAGTCTTCACCAGTAGCAATAATTTCTAGAAGAAGCGTTCCTAGTTGTTCTCTAGTAATCTCATGGAAGGTATTGTCTGAAGCTCTGAAAGTGACCTTCTCACCCTCAGGGGCAGATTGAGCCTTAGTAACAAGACCCATCACATCCGTCCATGCCCTAGTGTTCGCATCAGCAGTGAAGCCTAGGGATGAGGGAACAGTAGCTTCATTATTGCGATAATTCAAGTAAGCTGATTTAACAGCCTCATCCTTTGCTATCTTAAGTTCGGCAAGAGATACCTCAGGAATAGCTTTAATCTGAAACCGCCGCAGGGTTTTCGTCTGAGTTACCTCTTCGCCGAGTGCATTTTTCTCCGTCACGTCTTTGGTGACTGGGGCAAGTTCTTCGATGTAGGCGTTGTTCTCGTTGCACCACACCGCAGCTTCCGGTGGGTACTCGCCCTCAAAGATTTGTCCAATTACAAATTCCATTTTTACTCTCCTAATAGCCAATGACGTATACTTCTGTAGCCATGGATTCTCCAAATGTTTTAGTGATAGTTGCGCTGGAGTTTGTAGTTGGAACACAGCGGAGGCCATCGAACCCATTGAGGCCAAAAGCGCTAGCCGACATAGGTTGGCATGCATACGCTGTTGTTGTCATTGCTTTGTTTAGCGTCACGATTTTGGTAGTTCCTGAGAAAGCAGGAACGTGAATGACTTGCTCAATAATCCCATCGCTCCACTCACGATACCAAGACAACCCTTTACTAGATTTCCAAGTATTCGTAATGTAGGCTTTCGCGTTCAAAATAGGTTTAGTCTCTACCGCACTGACAGTCGCCTGCATCTGTGCCACTGCACTCATTACGTTACCAACGTCAACAGAACCGAGGTTCGTCGCTTTGCCTGCCACGACAACGCAAATCATCCATTCGTTCGCCTCGGGTTGGACAGAGGTGGAGCGACCGTAGATGGGATTAGAACTGCTTGCGTCGAACGTTATCTTGACTCTTTGATCGCCACCAGCGTTGACATGTGTCGCACCAGTAGCATCGCCCACGTTCTTTTGAGTAGTAAGAGCCCCTCTAAAAGAGGCATGTGAATAAATACCTCCAAGGTCACTTCTACCCGTGATATTCGGCAAACCCCCCCTGTGGTACTTACCAACATCCCCGCTAGCAATAGCCAACTGCATGAAAGGAGCGAACTTCGGCGTTCTGAACGTTGTCGAGCCGTCACCTTGTGAGTAGTACGGACAATAGCCTCCGTTCACAGACGCAATGCTCTGCCATTCCGATTCAGTCTTTACCCACCCCTTAGACGTGGCATAAGCGAAAAAGTCCATGTAAAGCACACGGTTGTACGTTGTGCCGTTGCACTGGATTGCGCCGTCAGGCGGCGTCTGGTACGGCCACGCGAACAAGTGCCCCATCGGAAGCGTCGACTTGATGTCACTGCTTATCAAGAACCCCGAGTCATTAGTAAGCTGAGACGTTTTCGTCGGAATCATCGGCTTGATGTCACTGCTTATCAAGAACCCCGAGTCATTAGTAAGCTGAGACGTTTTTGTCGGAATCGTTGGCTTATTCTTGATGTAGTCTTTCTGAGTGCTATCTGTCTGATTCCAGTCTGCCTGAACCTGACCTGCGGAAGCTTGCTCCGCATAACCCTTAGCTCTATCAGCTTCACTCTTAGCTCTATCAGCTTCACTCTCAGCCCTATCAGCCTCTTGCGTAGATTTAATCTCAGAAGCCTTAGAGGCGTTCTCAGAGTCCTTAGAAGCCATCTCAGAGGCTTCTGCATTGGCTTCAGATACCTTAGCATTACCTGCACTCGTAGATGCGCTAGAAGCACTGTTTTCAGCCGATTGAGCACTACCTTTAGCATCTGCCGCCTGAGCCGTAGCATTTTTCTCTGCTTCCTTAGCCTGAGTCTCTGCATCACTTGCTACCTCAGCACTACTAGACGAGCTATTTGCGTAGTACTTAGACGAGTACTCAGAACCATCGACAGTATCATCTAGCTTGATTGCCCAATCCTTAGCTAAAAGAGCACTATCGGAAGCGCTATTCTCAGAAGCCTTAGCGTTATCCTCTGAGACCTTAGCGGCATCTCTAGCTTTCTCCGCATTTAGTCTAGCCTGATAGACACCTTCTACATCTTTTTTGTAGTACTCAAGGTTAACAGCATCGTTGTCCTTAATAGGAGTCCCTACATTAATGATGCGGTGTCCCTTAGCATCCCAATTGCCCTCTTTGTCACCAATAATGGCGTCATTGATGGCATCTCTACCTTCTTCAGCGATATGAAATGCCTGCATCTGAGACGTATCCAAGTCAGTAGCCTTAAGAATGGAGGCATCCTTAAAGGTGACTACTCGTTCAGTAGCTGAGGTATGTCTTCGGATTGTTAAGGATTCTCCTGATGCAGGAGCTACCTTAAGTCTAATCGTAGTTTTATCTAGGAAGTAATAGTCACTGCCGGTATCACCATAGTCACCCCCAGTAAGAGTAGTGCTAGGGTCTAATCGTACAGTAACGAAAGACTTCTTTAGATAATCAAAGGGAACTGTAAAGTCAGTTCTAGTACCGTCCCCTTCGTAAGTGATAATAGTGGAAGCCATTATTGGTTGTCTGTAATAAAGTTAATCATTGTTTGTTGTAGATAGGGGGCATTTGGAGTAATAGCTTTAATGCTCCTTCCAAAGCTCTTAGCAATCCTCTCACGTTCTCTGTTAGTGTAGAGTGATTTGTTCATGAACTTAGTCTCTGCAAGGTTTCTAGCGTCTGCCTGAAGGTTCCATAGTCCACTAATGGTGCCATAAGCAGGAAGCAATTGCCTAGCCCACCCATCTAAATCAAGGTGCTTAGCAAGGTCCTTTCTATTGACGTCCTCAAAGGTAGTCGTAGATTTAATGCCTGTATGGAACCCTGCCATATTAGCAATTAGAGCAGGCATAGCAAAGACACTAGATCTCATGATACCATTAAGGCCCACCATAGCTAACTCTTTAGCACCCATCTTATTCCAAGAATCAACCCCTAAAGAATACTTAAGGTAATTCTTGCGTTGCTCATCGTTCATACCAGACATAGCTAAACAAGACTGACCAATATAACCTGCAGTACCTAAAGCACCTGACAGAGCAACCGTAAGGAACTGCCCTAATGCATCCCCTTCAGCGGCTCTTAGGGCACTCTTTGCTAACCTCTTGTTGTACGAACGAATAGCAAAAGATTTGAACTGAGTAAGAAGGTTCATCCAAGGAGACTTTTGACTGCCTCTCCATAGGAAGGTATCTGTTAAGTTATCTCTTTGGATAACCTCACTAGCTACGTAGTCCCCAAGTCTTCTGAGGGTCATGAGATTATTCATATCCCTTTCGATCAAATCAAAGTATTCCTGATCTTTGATCTTAATGCCCCCCTCAGGGGTAACTTCAGTAGAGTTCTTAAGAGCCTTCACTAAGTTAGAGAATCTTTTATCTGCCTTAAGACCTAATCGGTTCAACACAGAATCACTAAGGAACATACCTCTCTTACCTCCTTCATGAGCATACCTCACAAGGTCTCCTAAGAAGTCCCCTCGTGCAGTGCTCACAATAGAGTTCTGAGAGTGTGCTAGATATCTTGTGAAAGGAGATTTACCAGCGGCATATGCAGTAGCTGCAACAACCTTAGCCATCCCTACATGCAGAGGGTCAGTCTTGTTTCGAGTGAATCTTTCAATATTTCTATTGTTGATTTCTCTCCAAGTCTGTCGTCTCTGTAGTTCATTGCCAAACACCTGATTGAGGATAGCGTGCCTATCATCGGCAGTGTAGACACCCTTAGACCAATCTGCTAACTTACGTTCTACCCCGGGAATACTCTTGATAATGAAAGAAGCCCCAAATCCTTTAATAGCTTCAGCAGTCTCAAAGTGATTCAAGAAACCCATAAAGGCATTCTTAGTGAAGAACGTAAGGTTCCTAGCAACATCATAGAATGCAGATGCTACAGTGTCCCCCTCATTAGGGTCTCTCATAGAGCGGCCATAGTAATCAGCAAAGTATGCCCTTAGTGCCTCTGTCTGCTCATTCTTAGTCTTTAGGTTAATCTCAGATTTACCTAGGTCATTCAAAAGATCATCAAAGTATCTTTCAGCATCCTTGTAGCTAGTGACTCCGAACACTTTATTAAGACCTAAATCCCCTGAGACCCTTAAGGTATACCCTTGCATAGTATCAAAGGAATCAGCCTGTAGTTTGTCTACAGAAAAACCATCAGTGTCCTCAATAGTGAACTTCCAAGGCAATCTGCTCTTTTGATAGTCATAACTAAAGCCCCCATCAGCATCATTAAGGAAGCCTTTGCGGATCCCCTCGCCTTGATCAAGATGACCTAAGGCATCACTATTGGCTTCTTTAGTTACCCATTCTTCAAACGTAGGAACACTCTTAGGAACTTTATTAGGGGCATCCTCTGCAAGCTTCTCTGCAGGTTTGACAATAGTATCATCATAAATCTTTTGGAACTGCTTAAGAACTTTAGGATCATCAAGAGAACGCAACAAGAGATTAGCAATCTTCTCTTTAGCAAGCTTGATGTTGCCTAATCTTGAGGCTGAACCAAAGGAATCAACAAAGTCTGCAGCCTTTTTAAAGGAGACAATGTGAGGGAAGTAGTCTTCGACACCTTTAATCATCTTGCCGTTGACAAGAGCACCTCCATAGAAATTATAGAATCCTTGGTACTCTTTAACAGCATTCTGAAAGTTCTTTGAGGAATCTAAAGGTGTTTCAATGCCTTCAACCTTTTGTTTAATCAGGTGGTCAAGGTCTTCATAAGAGTACTGATTGTTGTACTCATTGAATAACTTTTGACGATAATCAAAGTACGAATCACTGTACTCTCTGCCTTTGTCTCTATAGAAATTTCTATATTCCTCTGCAGTGAACTTATCAGTGCTGAACTGCTGACCTGTAGATCTGTCGCCTCGCTCAGATTTACCTAAGCGATCCCAAACGTTCTCCTTAAATGCCTTAGATCCTAATGTATCCGGTAGTTTGTCTATAGCACCTTGAACAGTGATTGATGGAAGCTTTGATTCAATCTTAGTGAGAAGATCATTAATGATACCTTTAGGGGCCTCCTTAGTGATTGCCTCCTCACCCTTCTCAGCAAAGTTCTTTACTTGAATTGTGGCACGTCTCGAAACATCCCCAAGAGGTTCACCAATGCTTTTCTTAGCTCCCCCTAAGAGCTTAGCAGCTCCTTCTATAGTGCCCCCAAAGGCCATCCCGATTCCGAAGTCCATGAAAGCACTGTTGTCATCCCCCATAGACCAATTATCAAGCTGACCTGAGACTGCCCCAGAGACTGCCCCTAGTCCAACTCTAGCAACTAAAGAACCTCCCCCTACAGGTGTATATGACAAAGGATCACCTGCCATAGAACCTGCACCTGACAATAGGTTATTCCATATGGAGGCATAAGACTGCTTCTTACGATAGTCATCTACCTCCTTCATGAGTGCTACATTCAAGTCAAACTGTGCTTTGTTCTGAGCACCCCAAAGAGCACTATTGTATCTATCTAGGTTATAATCAAACAACTCTAATATAGAGGTACGCTCGGCATCTGTAGGAGTATATGCAGGGGGACTAAAGAAATCATAGTTACCCCCAAGATACTTTTGGACTTCTTTAGGTGCCCATGTATTCCAAAAGCCCCCTACAAAGCCTACATCAGTATCAGCTTCCTCTTCTTTTCTCTTTTGTTCTTCCTGTTGATGGGCATTGAATTCAGCCTTTTGATACTCAGTAAAAGTGCTTACTTGATCAACACCTAATACAGAATTCAATGCTTTATCTGAAGAGGAGACAAAAGGGTTTCTAGTGGTTACTTCGTTGTCTGCCATGTATCAATACCTTCAGTTCTCTCGTTCCACTTTCGATTAGCCTCATGAGCCTTAATAATCCACTGCTGTCCATAAGTCTTAGCAGGATTCTTAGCACGTTCATCAATGTAACTCTTGTAGCTGTCATTAATGAACTTGTTGTCTACTCTAAACTTAACTCTGCCATTAGTGATATCATAGACATCTAATGAATCAGTCTGAGGATTATACCCAATAATAACATCCTTATCTACTGTCCATTTGTTCTTCTCAAAGGCAGCAGTAAGCAGCTTCCCAGTGTATTCCTGAACTTCACTAAAGGAAGTATTAGGAACACTAAAGAGGCTATTGGGGATATAGGCACCCATCATTTTGACATTAGATTCCTCCATATCCTTCTTAGCTTTGTCTATAGCATCGCCAATATCTTCATTGAAGTATGAGTAGCTTAAAGCTTTGTTCAATGCTACAGTCTTAGAGTACTTATCATTGAACGAGATATCAAGATCATTAGAGATATTATCCTGCATAGCCTGAATGGTGTGTCTGCCATCAGCCGTAGAAGATAACTCTTGATATCTTGAGGCCGCCCTAATGCAGTCCTCATAGGAGGAACCTGTTGAGATGCTATTCACTAAGGCTCTAACTAAGTTCTGCTCATAAGGCTTCATATCACCAAAGGCTAACTCAAAGCTATCTGGATGAGCCTTATACAGTGACAACATCATATCTAACTGCTGAGGAGCCTTTACGTTAGACACTTTAGATTCTGTAAGTTTACGAACGTCCCCTGTAAGGGAGCTCATTACTTTCTTAGCTTCTGCACTAAGGTAAGCTTTAGCAGGATTATAGCCACCTGATGGATTTGAAGCAATCTGAAAGATATCCTCAGTAGTGTACACGCCTGATTCAACGTTATTAGTAAAGAGCTTATCTAAGTCTTTACTAGTCAAATCAAGGATATCAGGTTTATAGACAACCCCGCCTGTCTTTAGGGCATCTAGATAAAGGTTACCATTCTGAAGAGTAGCAGCCTCCTTAGCTTGTTTCTCAGCATCCCTATTGGCTTGAGCAATCAATCTATCTGCCTGAGTTCGTGCCCTCTGGCCTGCCTGAATGAGCCACTTATAGCGGTCACTAAGGGCACCCCCAGAACTCTGGGCTTCCCACTGAGCCATCTCATCAATGGTCTGGTAGTTGCCCTCATTAACGAATGCTTCTACTCGTCTATGATCTTCACCCCAGACCTCAGCATCCCTAGTCCACATAGTAGCTCTAGCTTGTGCCTTAGCTTTGCCCCAAGCAAGCTCACCCATGATGTTCTTCAGGCTCTCCCCGTTCTTAGCATAGGGAGGAGTGTAGTCACCCAACTGTTCGAGCAACTGAACACCATCGGATCTGCTAGCCACCATAGTGAGCATGTTGTCAATGAGCTTCTTCTGCTGATCAGGTGTATAGTGAACACCTACAGTATCGTAGATCTGATCAAAGACACCTACAATGCTCTTATAGTTAGCATTAGGATCATTAATGAGTGCACTAAAGTTAGCTGATTCTGCTAAGATGGATGCCTGAGTTTTCTCATTGTTGTCTACTGCCTGAGCTTTAGCAATGAACCCTACACGACCCTGAGGAGAAGTCTCATAGAAGCCCCTGCGGAAGTACTCATCAGAATCATCGTACCCAAAGGCTTCCAACATATCACTCTTAGATTCTTGGAAGTATCTAAAAGCCTCAGCATCAATCTGCTCAGGAGACATATCCTTAAGCAGATTCTTGTCGATAACCTCTCTCTCAAAGTCCTGCTTAGCAATGGAGTAAGCCATCTTGCCATGCATGTACTTGAGACGAGACATAGCAATAGGGTCATCTTGGAATGGCACTGCATGATCCTGAATATCTCTTTGGTAATCCTCAAGAGAATGCTGTTGCAGGTACTCATCAACAAGCTTATTCTTTCTATCAGTCTCAGATTTAAAGTAGTCCTCAGTAGCTCTACCGATACCCTTAAAGGCGTGCATTAATGATTCAGCCCAGTTGCGTTCCTCAGGCTGAACAGTCTTCTCAGGGATGTTTAATGAGGCACCTTTATATGACCCTAGTTTAGCTAAGCTAGAATTGAAGTACTGCCACTGGCCAAACTGGGACTTAACTGAAGAGGTACCTGAAGTGTTCTCATAAGCCATTAGTAATAATATCCTCCATAGGATCCTCGTCTACCACCATTAAAGCTTTGATTAAGAGAGCCTGTTGCATTCTGCAGATAATCAAGGAAGTTAAACATGCCTTGGTTCTGTGTCTTCATAGTGCTGTAGTTAGCCATAAAGTTACTCATAAAGCTGCCTCCGGTACCTGCAGTAGAAGCAGAGGTAGTAACACCTGCTGTAGAGGTACCTAATGCGCTAGCACCTGCGGCACCAGAGAGACCTGCAGAACCACCAACACTAGAGGTACCTGCAAGTACAGTCTCTCCGCCTACAGTGCCCGCAATAGAACCACCGGTACCACCTGCGGCTCCACCTGCGGCACCCGCAAGGGCACTGCCTGCACCTGCAGTGAACGCACCAATAGCGGCACCCTTAGCAGAGGTATCAAGGAATTCCATAAGGTAACTAATGCCCCCCTTATATTGGCTCTTGAGTTGATCTCTGGCTTGTTCTACAGAGTTCTTCATTTGAACATAGAGAGCATCCTTTTGAGATCTAATGTTTACTACATCAGTCTCATAGGCATCCTTAAGAGCAGTCTTTTGTCGCAACACTGCACCTGAGATTGATCTTTTGATTTGTCCTGCAGTACGTCCTTCGTAACCTGTCTCAGCTAGAGAAGCTTCAACTGTAGCGTTATTCTGCAGGGCATTATAAGACAACTGAAACAGGTTGCTCACAGCATTATCATAGGCACTCTGCTCTTGTCTAGTCAATTGGTTCTGATTCCAATTGTAGTTCATCTGAGCATAGTACATCTGTTTCTTGAATGCTTTAGTGAGAGATCTGTTGTACTTTGATTTCTGCCACAGGGAACTGCCACCACCTGCAACTGCACCGATTACTGCACCTGCAGCAATTATTCCTGACATAGTTCCTCTCTATTGTTAGTTAATAACTGCCACTCATCAGTAAACTCTTTCTCTGCTTCCTCTACAGTAGATGCGTTACTAGCAAAGAACATTGTAATGTATGTGTCCTCAAAGGCACTAAAGACCTGCCTACGACCATCCATACCTTTCAATACAGAATAGCCAGAGATCTCCTCTAGGTGATCCCCTACGACAACCTTACAGTACCCACTAACGATAACCACTGTAGGAATCTTAATGAAAGCACCTGCACCAATCTCACCCTTTCTCAATAGAATGGTTCTAACGTAACAGCCTGCCCACAGGAAATGATCTACTTCAATAGGTGCCTCAGGTAGAGACAGAGTAGCCATAACAAGACCTTTACCAATCTCTTGCTCCATAGGCGCCATACTAGGCAGAGCACCTACCATAGCTTTCTTAAGAGTTAATCCCTTTCTCACGTCTGACTATTCCTCCGAATATAATATCCTTCCCAACCACCAGAGATAAGGTTCACAGGTAAAGGATTGTCTGAAGTAACTGTAATCTTAACCTCAGTACTATTGTCCTGCACAGGGAACTTAAACTTACCTGTTGCTACTCTATAGGATCCTAAGACTAATGGAGATTCACTTAAGACCTTAGATGTACAAGTGTACTTAAAGTGCTTATTCTTGACATCATTGTCTACAGACACATAAAAGGGACCAGAGTTACTATAGTTAAACCAATAGTATCTCAGTTGTAATCTGCCTTCATCTTCAGAGACTGTAGCACCATTCGAAGTAGTTTTCTTAATCGTTGGTCTAGACAATACAACATCAAATTCATATTGCCTGCCTACGAAGTAAGTCATGCCTCTGAGATCCCCAGTCACCTTAAAGATACCATTATCATCCCAAGAGGATACCTGATGATAGTAGCCATCGGTACCAACTAGACAATACGTAGCTGAGCCAATCTTAGGAACAGCACCATAGACATCCTTTAGGGAGACCTCGGTATAGTCATTGTAGTCACTGTACTTATTAGTAGCAGGGATAACATAGCGTACCTTACGATCCATAAAGTATCTTACAGGCTCATCAGAGAAGTCTACTGCCTGACCTGTAAGCCTGCTCTTCTCTAAGAACAGTCCGCCATCAGTGTTAATAAGGAAGTAGATTTCAGAGCCTACGAACTCTGCAAGTAAGACCTGAGTACCTTCATATCGGAACGTCCATTTGCACCATGACTGCTGCAAACTCTGGGAATTCTGAATGATGTACTTAAAGATCCATACAGTGTTAGGATGAGTACGTGAACATAGTGTGATTACATTGTCTGAAGTATTACCAGAGAGCCTAAAGATTCCCTTAGGAATATACGTAGGAACATGTGCAGCTACGTCCTCAGCATCCTTAAGATCAGCTACGTCCTGTACCGTATAGTATCTCATAAGAGAGCAATAGTTAACTCTGTTAGAGATAAAGAAAATACTTTGTCCTACACCTAAAGGCTGAGCAGTATCACTGTAATCAAAGGAAGTGATTTGATCAACCTTAGCACTCTTAGGGGTCATTACGCCATCGCTAGAGAGAACAAATTGTCCCTCTCTAGAGAACAACATTAGTTCCCTGCTGAATGGTACGGCATGTGTTAGAATACAGACTTTGTTTGAAGATACAGCAAGGTCAATTGGATCAGTATCAGCAATAGTAGCTGCTGATTTAAACCAGAAATTAAAGAAATCAGCAGAAGCACTGAGGATAACATTTTCACCACTGATGAACCCTAAGCGATTTCTGTAGAAGAACATATCATTCAGCGTTTCCCCTACGAAGCTAGGCTCAGGATTGCTGTCCTCATCACCTACTGCTCTATCAGTCCAAGTAAGTCTTTTGAAGTGGAAGGAGCCATCAGATTGTCTTACGAGAGCATGAGGCATACTAGAGTAATCAAATTGATACCGAATGTTTGGTGCGGCACACTCTAGCCACGCATTCTTACCTTCATTGTAGTTAACATAGTAGTCATCATCAGCCGAGTTAGATTCACCCTTAATGCGCATGATGTAACCATCAGGAGCAGCAGGGGGAAGCTTAGAGACACTGTTAACGTAACCCTTCAAGACATATGCATTAGTGTTGCCAAAGCCATCCTTAACGACAACATTAGGCATATTCCAGTTACGCTTAGATTGGATGGAAACTACGGAATCACCAAAGACAGCAAAGGTATAAGCATCGAAGTTGAAATTAGGATTCTTAGCGAACCCCATAGAGGCTCTGCCGCCAAGCTGTTCTAATAGCCAATCATAGGTAGTGGCTCCATTATCAGCATTCTGAGAACCTGTAGCTAAGTCTACAAGTTTCTCTGCAATGTACGCAGAGGTAGTCTGTACAGCCTGCTTAGCTTCACCCCCATCAGGGGTAATGACACCACACATAAAGGTACTGCCCATAAAGAGAGCATAGGTCTTAGCATAGGAGGCATTCTTAATGTACGCTAGTGCAGTGTCCTTACCCTTTTGAGAGGTAGTAGAACTAGACATACCAACGGTTTTACTACGGTTCAGAATGAACGTATAGTCTGCAACAGTGACTGCTCTAAATTCATCATTAGCGTCCGTGACATTAAGATAACTAGCATCATTGTCAATAACAACTTTCTTTTCATTACCTTCAAAATCCCATACCTTTAGAGACCCGCTGGACATACCTAAGATATACTGCTCAGTCTCATCTCTGTTAATGACATGATACTTAGTAGTGAGTGGATCTACTCTGTCCCCAAGTCTCTTAATGTGAACTGTAGGAGGTCTCTTTTGCAGGCCCTCGACTTCACTAGAGAAACCATTGATCTGCTCCTCTACCTGATCAGCAAACCTAATGAGATCCGGTTGCTGAGATACGCCACCCTTATAGGATACTGTTGATTGCGATACTAATGGCATCCCTATTAGCTCCTCTGGATATACTGAGAAATGTATTGGTCATCATTGAGGATATTATAGTTACCCGTAGTTAGATCATAGTCAATGATATCTGCATAGGCACTAGATTCCTCAGTCATCAGATGCGTATTCAGGTCATCTGAAGTAAGATATCTCATCTGGAAGATTCTAGCTGCACGACAAGTAATGAACTTACGGAATACCTCAGGTAACTCCTCAAAGTCTAATCCTCTAACCAGAGTATCTAAAGTCAAACCCTCAGGGAACTCATTGGTCTGCGAAAGAATGTCGAAAAAATAGCCGGATCGTCTGATCAACTTATAACCACTGCTGACAAACCTAAGATAATTATTAGGGCAGGGAACTAAGTTAGTATCATCGTCCGGCAATAAAGCTACTGAATCTTCAATATTAAAGTCCCATCCTCTTGATTGAATCTCTTTAGAGACACTATCGAGAATCCTCACTGCATTCAGAACGTCTACATTCAGTTCATCTTCAAGTGAGTTGACAGGACTAGAGCCTACAGCAGATAAAATCTCATTCACTGCATCTAGTTTGTTAGAAGGAGTGACAATCATAATTTATCCTTTGTAGTAGTATATTATAGTTGTTATTATGTATTATTTGGGAGCTGCAGGGATCTTAGGCTTCCTAGAGACTACCTTAGGTTTGACTTCAGTTGGAGCTTTAATCAAACCTAATTTAATCTTTTCTTCTACAGTCAAACGGGAGCCTTTCTTAGACCCCCCGTTGACATAGAAATAGGAATCCTTAATGTCGGATTCCGAGTACATTATTCACCTACCTGAGCAGTCTTAACGAAGAGACCCACGGCTTCAGGACGAAGGCCACCGTGACCCACAGCCATCTTAGCAATGATCTGATCAGCCTGATATTCAGCTCTGCGAGCACGTTCCATAGCGAGATCCTTCAGCTTAAGGGCACCCACAGCGGAACGGTGGAAGGCGATACCCTGAAGGACAGCCGTAGAGATCTGAGCCTTAAGAGCGTGCTTACCATCAACACCATTGTTCAAGAAGTTCGGGGTTTCCACAATCTGGAAGCCACAGACATTCTGGAGCTTGCCCGTATTCGGATCAAAGATAGCAGCAAAGTTAGCAGCATCCGGCATAAGGGCACGGCAGATAGCCGAATAACCTTCGGGGGAGACAAGGAAATAACGGTCACCCGCCGGAACCCAATTCTTCGTAAACTGAGCACGGGCATCAATCAGACCCTGCAGGAGGATGTTGCCATACTCCACAGTCGTAGCTTCATCCTTACCCGTAACATACTCAAATGCCTTGCCCGTACCCGGATTTTCAAGATCAGTATTATCAGGGATGTTCTCAGGCATACCCGTGGCAGTCTTAGCACCCGTGTTAGCAAGTTCATTGATAGAGGCACAGTCGAAAGCCTGAGCAAGAGCTTCACCAAGCTGCTTCGAGTATTCCGTACGGACATCATAGTGATTCATTGCATCATCGATATCCGTGATAAGAGCATCAGCCGTGAGGAGACCATCGATAGCAATCACTCGCTCCGTGTTCTCCATCTTCTTACGCTGATCATCTAAGGAGTTACCCGGGGTAAGATACTTAGCATGAGTACGACCCATGACAGCGAACGAAGCACTCTTCAATGCTTCATGTTTCACATAAGGCGCTACCCTTATGCTCCCTCTAGGATGCTGTTAGTTCCTAGAGAGCACATAGTTTCCTATGTGTTCAGACTATATCTTAACAATGACAGCCATGTTCTTCAAGATATCTAATGGCATTCTCAAGTCTATACGGAGAATCCTTCATAAGCCCAATCGCAGTATTGCAATTGCTGCAAAGGATACCCCGAAGTTTGCCTGATTTATGATCGTGATCAGCCGCTGCCTTAGTGTACCTAGAGGAGTTTAATTCACACCCGCAGATAGCACATTTGCCATCCTGAAGGCACCATGTACGCTCATAGGTATGCGGATCCCACCCAGTAGTCCTAAGACGCCCCTTAGCTGACACACATTGCTTGCAGTCATTTCTATAGCTAATGTAAGTGTCACCATTCTTACATTTGTCTTCTCGTCTATAGAAGTCGTCTATAGCTTTAGTAATACCACAAGTTCTGCAAACTTTATAGCCTCTTTCGATAGCCTCTTTAATTGATTTTTTCATTGTTGTTACCATTTCGAGCATGCTTATGCCCTACGTATTTCTACTAGTCGTTGAACCTTCTATCCTTTCGGTATAGCTTGGCTGCTGATTCCCATTCTACAGGGTTCCAGCAGTTAAGTAACTTTTAGCACAGCAAGAGATTTTCAACCGTGCGGAATAGTACGAACAATCTGTTTGTCCATCATGACAGACGTTCTCGTGAAAGCCGTAAGGACTTCACCAGAGAAGATCTTCATGAACAGCTCATCACGATCACCAGCACTCAGCTTCTGACCAGGATTAGAAATAGAATTAGCGGTTAACGCAGCCATTTTATTATATTCTTATTGTAGTTATATTATTGTTATTAGGAAATGTTTTTATTATGGGTACGTTACACCTGAGTATAGTACATCTTCATTTCGATAGCTCTAGTGTAACTGGGGTCAGCACCATAGCGGGGGTCACTCATAGCCTCCACTACTTCCTGCTTACTTGAGAAGCCCTTATAGCCACCCGTAGTAACCCCACCACCCATAATAGTAGGATTACGTGTTCCTTGCTTAGCAATCATCTTAGCTTTCATACCCTCAAACATCAGGGTAACAGCTTCAAGATTGTTGTTGTCAATAGCTCGATTAAAGGAACTCAGAACTTTATTAGAGAGGTTTCCTTGTGCCCACTCAATAACCTTGTTGTACGCCTGTTCTCCACCTGCTGAATTATAGACAGCATTAGTGAACTCACTCTCAAGGTTCTGTCGTGATTCAATGAAACCCTCAATGACCTCTGAAGGATAACCTGCCTGAGCAAGGTCAGCCATAGTCTTACTAGACAAGGCACCATACTCATTGTATTCCTTAATGGCCTGATTGAAGTCCACACCTTTAGCCTTAAGATCCTTACCAAGGGCATCTAAGGTTTTCGTGTGCTTATCAATCTTTACATTAAGGTCACCCTCAGGTTCGCCCTGAGGTTCTGCCGTAGGTTCTGCCTGAGGCTCCTCCTGAGGTTCCTCTACAGGGACAGCATCCCCCTCCTTAAGAAGCCCTGAGGCTTCATCACCATCAAGGGTAAGCTGCTGAGTACCTGAGATCATAATATCGACACCATTGTCGACACTAAGACCATCACTATTCAAGTTTGTTGTTTCTTCGCTCACCTGTTACACCCCCTGTTCCTGTTGAGCTTTGTTGTTATCTACTGCCATCTGAGCCTGAGCATCAATACCCTGCTGGGCAGCATACTGTTCCATCATTGCCTGCTGTTCCTTAGCAACCTGTTCAGGAGACTTAACGAGACCCGTAGCATCAATCTGAGCACTCGTGAAGATACGCATAGCTAAGTTCTGCTGATTGATCATCTGCATGATATCAGGGAACTGAGCAAGTACCTGAAGTGCCTGAGACAAGTTAGCAAAGTCATGACCACGACCCAAGGCATCAACACCAGTGATGACCGTAGGTTCAATCGTAGCGAACTGCTCAGAGATAGTCGGAAGGCTGCCATTAGACTGCATCTGATTGAAGATACAGGACACTAAAGGCAACTGAAGTTCCTGAGACAGGAGACTATAGACACCCCCTAAGGTATCCTCAAGTTCCTGAGCAATATATCTGATCTCCTCTGCTGTCACTCTATCTCTTGTGATTTGAGCAGTAGTGCTAGACAACATGAAGCAATAAGACAATCTCTGTTCGATACCCTGAGATACCGCATAGCAGCCCTGAAGGTCAGTCTGTTTGTTTGTCTGCATTGCAACAATATCGTCCTGTCGTCCTCTTACGAAAGCTCCATTCTCAGCTTTAGTAAGAGCCTTAATGTTAGTTTGACAGGAGGGAGACACTAGGTACAATACCTTAGCACAAATCATAGCCATATCATTAATGGCATGCTGAAGGTTCTCTAAAGAGATCAAGTCACCAAGGTAATCTTCAACAAAGGATCGACCATAGGATTCCCCATCTTTCTTAGTGAATCTCACAGGGATCCAAGGGCATTTGCCATAGGGATACGTCTGTTCTGATCCGGGGATAATGGTATTATTTACTTCCTGATAGGATTCCCAAGTGGATCCCTCTAAGGTATCCCCACGGACAAGATAGGTATGAGTGTAGATGTTAACCTTCTCAGAACGATTAACCTCATTACCTGCAGTGCCTAAGAGACTTAAGATACTCGGAGGGATAGTCCCCTGAGCTAAAGTATCTCTAGCGACAATCTGAAGTACATTGCCGATAGCATCTCTTTCAACTACAAAGTTTCTGAGAGTGTAGCACTTCATGCCACCCTCTAGAGGAGGCAGAAAGAGCAACGCATTGCCAGCAATCAGGAGCTGCTTAATGCACTCAAAGAGCGTAGGTCTAAGACCATTATGCTCCATATACTTCACCATAGCAGCCTCCATCATAGACAAGCCGTACTCTATGGTATCCTTAACCTGATCATTGCCAGATGCCTGTAGTGCCTCATTAGATGCAGTATCTAACCCAAGTCTAAAGAAAGGCTGACCCGGGGGAAGCAAAGATAACAACAACTTAGATGCTAAGTTATTGAGACCTCTAGCCCCAATAGAATTATAAGGTGTCGTATAGGCAGTGCCACCATCATCAGATTCCTTAGGGAACAACTGAGGGATAGTATAGGTAGCATTCTTCTCTGCTCTCTGGGTATACTGATCTCTGTCCGTAGATAATCTTTCGTATACCTTTTGTGCACCTTCAGCAGTTTGATTACCTAGTTTAGTTTCTGCCATTATTACACAATATTACGTCCCGTACCACTGGCACCAGTCATGTTAACCTTAAGAGACTTCTTGCCTCTCTTCTTTCCTTTAGTTAACTGTTGCTTCTCTGATTCTGCTTCAGTAGTGTTAGACGTATCTGCATCCACAAACCCTAACTCAGGAGCAGGCGCTGCAGTAGTCGCTTGACCAGAGTTATGGTTGCCACCAATAAGACCACCAGTGGAGACCTTAATTACTTTCTTAAAGGCTTTACTGAAAAATCCCATTAATATCCTCTTTACTTAAATAATAGCAATTATAAATACGGAATCCTTTAGAGACATAACTATTCTTTAACATAGGAGCACACCAATCATTGACACTCCCAGTTTGAATATAGTCACACTCATCATTCTTTAGACAATCAATTAAATAATCAGACAATGCTCTAGCAATGCCTGCTCCTCTTTTAAAAGATACAGTCCATTCTTCATTAAGGATTCTTTGCTTATCAGAATACCAAGGGTAACCATAGGATAACAAACAGCATCCCACTAGTTCATCTGCAGATTGACTATAGAAACCAATAATACGATAATCATATTGGTTATTATTCAATACTACATCTTTAACAAAAGACCTAATATAGTCTTTATCTAAGTTTCTTATGAAGGATAAATTATTAGGATTATCTATAATAGATTCCATACATTTATCTAGAGCCTCCATAGCTGTCTTTAAGTCTACAATAGGTTTAACATAAAGTTTACCTATAGACCCCCTATAGTCCCCCATAGTATTCGTCATCCTTTTTTAATTTTTTACATTACGTTAGTGCCTACACCCTTAGCTTTGTCTAAGGATACCTTAAGACCTTTCTTACCCTTACGAGCCTTCTGTTCTTCAGTCTCCTGAGCACCAAGCTCCGGTTCCTGAGGTTCAACTACAGGGTTGTCTAAGGCAGGCGCCTGAACTTTCACTTCAGGTGTCTTAGGCTTTGAAAACAGTGCACCGATTTTAATCACCTATATGGTTTTGTTCATTGAACTTATTTTCAAGGAAGTCAAGTACATCCTGTACACCACCACAGTAATCAATGGTAGGCTTATAGCGGATCATCTTGCGTACATCAAAGATCTTCTGAAGCCCCTCCAACAAGTCTTTCGGGACAGCCGGAAAGTTGTCGAAGAGTGGTTCATCAGGATCACTTTTAGTGGTATCTTTGATATCAATTTTCATAGATTCGTCTTTCACGATTATCTATCTCCTAGTGTGGTGAATTTATTATCAACTATCTGTCGTCTTAATAGGGACGATTTTATCAGGTGTCCAAAGGGTATCTTTAGTGTCCCCTTGGCGAAGAATATAGGCCATTCTAGCTTGCAGCAAAGCATCATCTTCAGTAAGACCAGCTTTCTTGTAGGTATTAACTACAGTCTCCCATAGTTTATCCTGAGGGACATCCTTAAGGATCCTCTCTGCTCTTACTGCTCCAATACCGGGGCAACCTTTATAGCCATCAGCAGTGTCTCCTACTAGTGTCTGAAACATATGCCAATAGTTAGCTTTATCTTCGTCAAGCCAATAGATTTGATCTTCACTTACTCTATAGAAATGAGTAGGAAGAGTTTTGAAATCCTTATCCAGTGACACAATTAAGGTTGTATCAGGGGTACTATTAATACCTATTACATCATCAGCTTCTAGAGATTCACTAGATTTAGATTCATAGTTATTTCTGATCCAATCCACTAATCCATAGTAGCAAGTAGGCTTTCTTTTATCAAGCCTATTGTTTTTATAATCAGACATTAAGTGCTTCCTAAAGTTATCATTAGGGTCACTAAAGGCAAACGAATAGTCATTCATTTCGACATTATGGTTTGTCTTTAGTATACCTTTAATACCACCAATAATCTCTTCAAATTGATCTATTGCATCATCCAAATAAGCATGACAAGTATATAGACCATCTCCCCAATAGATATCCTTTTGGACAGCTGAAGAGGCTTTATAGGCCAATAGATCTCCGTCTATCAGCCCAATGTATTCTTTAGTAGCGCTCATAGGATGATGCAAGCTCAGCGCCAGAACGAGTAAGCAGCCATCGATTGCCTGCCTGTCGAATGTACTTATTGATTGACGTAATGTGACCTCGGGAGGCCATCTCAGCAATCATTCGTGCATTGAATCGACAATAGTCAGACTGAAGTTTAGGATGGACTTCACCAATGTAAGCAAGAGCACTGCAGTAGTTACTCATCTCAGCGTTAAGCTTGTGAACAATAATCTCCCCAGTACTCTTCTCTTCTGTATAGAAATACTTAGGCTTCTTCATAGCAGTTCTCCTCATAAGTAGCTGTATCAGAGATAACACTATAACCAAGCTTCATCAGGAGGTCATGAATAATCTCTTCAGGTGTCCAATCGTTTACCGTACGGGGCTCAGGACTGTAGTCAAGAATAGGCTCACCATTGAGTGTTACAAGAGCACCATAGGCAGGCACTGCACCATAGTGATCATGATGCACCTTCCACTTCCACATAATATGGATGTGCTTAACGTCATCCTTAGGAGCCTTATAGTCACGCAGCAGTGCTGCCTTAGTTTCTTTAGTCATACCAGTGTTTTCCATAGTAGTAATTAATGACAAGCTGCCCAGTTACAGCCAATCTTTCCTTCAGTATCAAGTTGACATTTAAAATTAAAGAATGCCTGAGTTTGTCTCATGGATTCCTGAGCAATCCTACAGCAATCTTCAGCGATTTCCTTAGTGCGACAAGCTATCTGACACTCATCATGAATCCACGCCATCATGGCAAAGTCTCCATCCCAGCCGTGCTTATAGCCAGCCTTACGCATATTCTCTTCTACAAGACACACCCATTTCTTACAAATGAGAGCACCTGCAGATTGCAATAGGGTATTCAAAGCTGAGTGCTCAGAGCGAACATAGATGACACGTCTGTCCAAACCTAAGACACAATGAGTAATCTCAAGAGAAGGGCTATCAGGATGATCTCTCTCACGCCACTTCACTTTATGAGTGCCCCCTACCCACTCTGATGAGGAGATAAGACAATGAGAGATATCCTCTACTAGCTGTTTGTAAGCAGGAACAGCCTTAAAGAACTTCTCTTTAAGTGCCTTACCTGCCCTAGCGTCTCCCCCTATAATCTCACCAAGCTTAGCGTCACCCCCTCCGTACATCGTGCAGTAAATCATAGTTTTCGCTTGATCACGTGTTGCAAGCCCTGCCATCTTTTGGTTATGCGTATGGATATCCCCTGAGAGGATTTCATTTACATATGCACCATTATCATAAGGAGATAGGAAATGACCGAGGCAACGCAACTCAAGCCCAGAAGCATCAATACCAGCTTCATACCAACCTTTCGGAACAGTAAATAGCTCCCTGCATAGTCTCCCGTAAGGGGCTCTATTGGCAGGAACTTGAGCAACATTAGGATAACTATGAGTTGCACGCCCAGTGACAGCACCATTAGGGTTAACGGAGCCATGAATACGCCATAGGTGATCATTAGGATCCTCCTTCATTAGCTTTAGCCACGCATTACTACCCTCAGCAAGCTGACCAATACGTTTGTTTAACATGAGAAGCTCTAGGATCTTGCTAGTCATAGGAATATCTTTAGCAGTCTTTAGAGTTTCTTCATCAACCTTAGGCAACCCTGTATCAGTCACCTCCTGAGGCTCCCACCCTTGCTCAATGAGAACCTTAGCAATCTGTTGTCGACTATTGGGATTAAAGGTTTCATAAACAGGATACTGTACACCTGCTTTAATACCTTTCTTAGCGTTGTCTCTCTTGTATACCTTATAGCCAGTCAATAGAGGAGGGACACTCTCTTGCAGCTCTTTAGTCAACTCATCTCTGCGCCCTGCAAGCTCACTATAGAGAACTACAGCTTTATCTCTATCAAAGACAAAACCATTACGCTCCTGCTTAGCCATAACCCATGCAATATCATGCTCAAGCTGTACGGCCTCCCAAGGATACCCTTTGCCTAAGAGTTTATCAAAGAGCATCTTAGTGACAACTACGTCCTGATAGTTGTACTTGTACATCTCTTCTGAGAAGCTGTCCCAAGCCTCCTCCTGTTCCCCATAGGTGCCCTTTAGTTCACGCATGCGATAGCCATAGGCTTTCAATGAATGGGAACCAAAGAGATCCTTAGGAAGCCTCCCAGAACGAATTAAGCCCATATCGAGATCTTTAATGTTGCTCCAAACTAGACGAGCAAAGACAAGAGTATCGATAACGCAATCCCTAGGATCAAATACAAAGTCTTTACCTGATAGTCGCTTAAGACAAGGGACATCGTACTTGATACCATTGTGAAATACCAAGTTATAACCGCTAGTACCATATACATTAAGAGCATCAATGTATTCATCGAGATCCTTATATCCTTTGTACTCCTGAGAGGCACTATCGTAGATCCATGCGCACCAGAATTTAGTTACGGTATCCAATAGTCCATTGGTTTCGATATCAGTAATGATATGTTTGTCGTATAGTTGAAGCATTTTCTATATCCTTCTATAGCTTTGCCAAGATTGTTGTATCAAGAAACTACTAGAATGGGCAGTCACCTAAATCATCCTCAAATGGGCAATCGTAGTCCTTTAGTCGGCCTGTTTCGGGATCGTAATAGAGATAACCACCTATACCAGTCAAACCACTGAAACGATTCTTAAGTACTCTAATGGCCATGACATTAGGATTATCTCCCTGTTGATTCCTCTCCAGGCCAATCACCATATCTGCAAGCTGAGCGATAGCACCGGAACCTCTAAGTTGACTTAAAGACACCTGAGCTCCTTCTTCGTGACCTTTCTTATCGGGACGCTTAAGGTGGCTAACGACATACATAGTACACCCTGTTTCTTCAACAAGGGATCTAAGGTTTGTCATTAGTTTGTCAATAGCTTTACGCTCCCCGCCATCGTCACTATTGTCCATACCAGAGACAACAATAGAGATATGGTCTAGGAAGATTCTCTTGCATCCTAAAGCTACGATCATGTATCTAAGCTTACTAAGCAGATTCCCAGAATCAAGTGATCCAAAGTGATCATAGAGGAAGAACTTTCCGTTGCCAATCGTGGCATCAAAAGCACTCTTGAGTTCCTCTTTAGAAACACTGCCGTTGTCCACGTTAAGGATAAGGCGTCTATTAAGAAATATGGACATAAGTTCAAGTCCTGTCTTTGCTGTAGACTCTTCAAGAGCAACCACGCCACAAGTCTCGCCTTTAGAGACACCAAAGAAATATTCAAGCTCTCTGAGTAGAGTGGATTTTCCCATGCCTGATCCTGAGGTAATGACATAAAGCTCACCGTGTCTAGCACCGTTTGTCTTGCTTTGGAGAGCTTGAAAAGGATAGGCCACACTGTCTTTAAGACTATCAAGACCTTCCACACACTTCTCATAGAGATCTTGACCTGAAACAATTCCATCAGGTCTGTAAGGCTTAGCGTTCCATATGGCCGATACAAGGTCACCTGATCTCCCAGCCTTAAGACACTCATTAGGATCCTTAAGAGGTAGATTAGCAATGTACGCTTTACCCAATGGGAGAATCTTTGCACAATCTTCACATGCTTTACGTCCCGGATCATCCATATCAAACATTAGGATGATCTCTTCAAAGTTATTTAGATACTCTAGGTTAGCTTCGATGGCTTTCCTAGCAGCCTGAGCCCCATTAGGAATAGACACTACAGGCCACTTATTGCCTTGCATTTGAGACACACTAAGGGCATCTATCTCACCCTCAGTGATTACTAGTTTCTTACCACTAGACCACAACTGAGAACCATAGAGGCACCCAGAGATCTTCCCTAGTACAGCAAAAGACTTATCAGGGAATCTAAGCTTTTGTCCTACAAGAGAACCCTTGTCATCATAGTAGCAAGCCACCTGACAAGGGTTACCCTTATACTCCCCCACGAAATACTTTAGCTTAGTACAAGTATCTTTAGTGATACCCCTAGCAGGCAAAGCAGAGATCTGTAGTTCCTCTAAAGGAATCATATTGGATGCTGACATCTTTACCCCCTTGGGTTTGTCCAAAGATCCATCAGGTCTAAAATAAGTGGTACAGCTATAGCAATACTTATGACCGTCACTAAAAACAGCAAGAGCATCACTAGAGCCGCAATTAGGACAAGGCTCATGGCGAAGAAAGGTCGATTCCATGATCTAGCATATAGCGTGCATTTTGGAAATCACGAAGATTATAGTTGAAACCTGTATCGCAAACTTGTCGACACTGATGTTCAAAAGGTGTCATATGCCCACTACTGATAAGTCGCTTAGCAAGAGCAAGATCCTTTAGGATATCCGGTTTAGACCCATCGTGATTGAGATAGGACACTCGGGCACAACGTGCAGCAGAGATAAGTGTGAGAATCCGCAGATCATCGATAGCATCCATCTCATCAACGTTCACATATGGAAGCGTACGCCCCCCGTGAGCATTGATATAAATGTAGGTGTTGCTAACGGCTTCCATAGCCAACTTAATAGCCTTAGCGAGGTGCTGGATCTCTGGATCAGCATCAGGAGACAACCGGAGATTAAAGAAATTGCTCCACTCAGTAGCAGTGACAATAACTTTAATCTTAGTGAAGGGCTCAAGGATGCGATTGATGTGCTGCTTATGGAACCCATTGTCAATCATCTTATGAGCAACCTCGATTGCCTTAAATGCAGCATCTTGCCACTCTTCACAAAAGATATCATAGTCATCTTCATTGACAATATCTTTGCCTTGCATGCCCTTGCAATTCTTATAGACATCCGAAGGCACCCAAGGATCATTCAAGATATTCTGAATAGTTCGCTCTACAGGTACCGCACGCGAGCTACTAGCATTTCGACTGAAGCAATTATGAACCGTAATACCATTTGCTAAGAAGTTATGATAATCAGAGGAAACCGAAATATCGAAAACCTCTTCTTCACCAACGTATTCAATCGAATCAACCTCAACAGGCATAACATTGCACTGACTAGTACCTTGTTGCCAGCCTTGCTTACTATGCCTGAGCTTATGACAATCATGACAAAGTGCAACCACATTATCAATGTCAAAAGCAAGGTCAGGGTTTTCATGCTTAGGAATCACATGATGAATCTCTAAAGGCTTATTCTCAGCACCACAATCAGCACATCGAAACCCCTGCCTTTCAGACACTTCAGGCTTAACCTTCGAATTCCAACAAGAAACCCATTTTCCATTAATCTTCCTGTAAGGATCAAAACGAGGTTCTGTATACTTCTTACGAGTATTGCAGTACACCTTATCTCTACCAACAGCAATGTCTTGCAACTCCTTCCAACCACTATCAGTAAGAATTAGATGGTCTGCAGTGCAAGTTACGGAGAAGTCTCCTGCTGTAATCTTATACACAGGCTTAACACCAACCTTCCAACAATCAGTAATGGTCGTGTGAGTAACTTCCATCGTAGATTCATCCACAGAACGAAGACGCATCTTGTTCAAACGACCTTTCATGTCATATCGCCGTACTCCGCCCCATCGAGTAGCATGAGGGGAACTACCGTTTTCCCACTTATCCCAAAAATCTCCAAGAGTCATTTGATAGGATCTGTGTTTGCTACCCCTGCTTCCACTAGGGAGATCGAAAGTAAGCACCGTATCTGCAGTGAGGCACCGATGCGTCATGAATTCACTATGGATGAAACGAGGATACTCCAATTCAAACGTATAGAGGTTATCCCAGCGTGCACGAATGATAGCTTTAGAGTTACCTACGCAATAGACCTTAGAGATAGGATCATCACTCATCTTCATCATCCTCCTCCTCATCAATCTCATCATCTTCAGAATCTAGGAAGGCTTCATATTCATACTCCCACTTCTCTTTCTGATTGTTGTGGAGCTCATCACGATATGAATCTCCATCAGGATAATGCCAATCTGATTTACGTTCAATAGGTTCCATAATTATGGTTTCCTTTAGTGTTTACTATGGTAGGCGATAGGGGACTTGAACCCCTAAGGATTTCTCCGAGAGATTTTAAGTCTCTTGTGTCTACCCATTTCACCAATCGCCTTCTGAGTATTTGGCGCGACCAGAGGGACTCGAACCCCCATCGTACACTTTAGAAGAATGTAGTATTGTCCAATTATACTATGGTCGCTGATATTTTATTCGCCATAAAAGATAGTCACATAGAGCCGCATAATTCCTACAAGCAAAAAGAAGACTATAGTCCAACAAGCAAAAGCCCAAAGAATTTCAAGCAGAAACTCCCACACAGGAAATGCCATCATTTTAGTTCTCCTTTGCTGTTAAGTTTAATAAAAGCCTCTAGTCTTGTATTGAGGTCTCTGAGTATCTCAAGGCTCTCTCGATGAAGTCCTGCACTTTCTGCGAGTAACTGTCTACACGCTTTGACTGACTTTGCATCAGCTCTTCCGGCATTCGTGATGATTGACCTATCGGTGATACGTAAGTTGTACTGCACCCTGTCAATCCGCTTGCCAAGAGAAGTGAGCTCAGCAGTAGTATCACTCGAATTCTTAAGTATGAGAGATATTGTTTCATCTTTCTTAGCTATGAGCTCCCGTTGCTTAACTTGATGCTGAGCCTGTATTTCTGCAAGCTTAGCTGTGTTCCTTAGGTCTTCAACCTTATACCCCGAGAGGGCACCTAAAGCAAAGACTGCAAGCAATATCCAAGTTCTCATAAAGTGCCTCTCTCTAGTAATGGAGATTTTATTATCGGACCCTCACGAGGTCGCCCTTAGTGAACTCTAGAGTACCATTAGCCTCTAAAAGATCAGCCTTAGACAACTTACATCCATCTAAGGAATGCTCATCTTCATAGACAATATAGAGAGCTCCTCGACCATACCAGGATTGTACATCAAAGCAAGGGCAGTCTTTAGCTACCCCGGGGAAATCTCTATGCCCTAAGACCTTAGCTTTAGGATACTTACTCTTAAGCCAGTCTAAAAGTTTCTTAAGGGATTCCTTTTGCTTCTCTGTAAAGTTGTCTACAGACTTACCGTTACGATCAGTCCCCCCAATAAGGCAAATGCCAACACTGTCATCATTATAACCCAGAACGTGACTGCCAATAGCTTCAAGGGGTCTGCCATTTTGAATAGTTCCATCCGTAAGAATGACAAAGTGATAGCCAATACCTAGCCATCCCCTTTGACGATGCATTTGATCAATAGTTTTCCAAGTGTACTCAGGCTTATTTTGAGTAGCGCTGCAGTGAACCACCAGATAATCAGTAGAGCTGCGAGACTTGAACTTAACAAAGTTTCTATGGTAGTCAATCAGTGGTTCCTTAAAGGTAGTAGTCATTTATTAATTCTCTTGTTTATGTTATTGTTGTTATTATTCTTCTTAGTTTTCAAGATTCCCTCAGGGATATCTTTAGGTTTCTCTTTAAGCCATTCTTCGGGGATCAGCTTATCGGCAAACTTAATGCCGTTCTTGTTGCAGAAGCTAGCGTAAGTAGTAGACGATCCCTTATAAATGTACGTCTTACTTCTACTAAAGACAAACCGGATATCTAACTCAGGATGTTGCTCACGAATTAATAAATGCTTCTTCCTATCTTCAGCATCCCAGACACCCTTAGTTTCTATAATGATGCCATTAGGCAACACGAAATCAGGGGTATACTTGTGAGTACTCTGAGGAACGACATACTCTAAGTACTGTTCCTCATAGTGTGGCTCAATAGAAAAGGACTTGAGGAAGTCTGAATTCTTCTCCTCAAGTCCTGATCTGTAGGTACCCGCGTTGTGCCTTTTAGCTTTGCTGTATGCTGCACTGCGGGTGGTCATTAGCTACCACCAAAGACATACTTAAAGTAATAATCCTTAGGGTCTCGATCATCTTCACTGCCCTTATCAAAGATAAGATCTCCACCAGGGAACTTGAAGGTAGGTTTAGCATCACTAAGCGAAAAGTACATGTAACCAAGAAAGAGGCTACCATCTTGCACACTAGAGGCATCTACAGGAAGACTTTCTACATCTTCACAGTATTCCTTATAGACATCCTTATGCATCAGCATGACTGCAACAAAGTCACAATCGATATCTTGCAGAACATGATCAGGGAATTTAATGGTGCATGGGTTCCAATCATAGAGATCAAACTGAGGTTCCTTATGTTCCTCTTTAAGTTCCTCAATGTTAGCCTTAAGATCCTGCACAACATCCTGCATCGTAGCAAGAGTAGATTGAGCCATATCAATGCGGTTCTCAAGTTCTTCCAAAGTAATCATCTTAGGTACTCCCTAGTAATTATTAAAAATCAGTGGCTCCAACAGCCTTACGTGATTCTACTTCATCTTCATCGAGGCTGTCAAATGGTGTCTCTTCCTTGAATGCCTCATAGCCTCCCTCTTCAGCAGAGAAGCCATAGTCCTCTGCAGAGGATCCACCGAACTCGTTAAGCTTAATCACTTGGACTGCAACAGGTCGAAGGCTAAGGCCAACCTGCTTAGTAGACTGCATAAAGTAAGGTGCTGCAGTGAAGCTAAGACGAATCACTGAATCACGACCTACATTGACGTCAATAGGCTTGCCCTTAGAATCAAAATGGGCAATCTTAGCGTTGGCTGTAGATCCATCCTTTTTCTTGATTACAGCATTCTGCTTAAACTTGAGGTAGACATTACCTTCTTCATCTTCAAAGTAAAGATCAGACTTATGGATCTTTTTCTTATTCATCGCATTGGCTTCAGAGACTGCTTCATCGAAAGCCTTGTCCTGAATAGCCTCAAGCTTCTCAATGAGCTTCTTAAGTTCATCAGTCATGCCCTCAAAGCGCATAGTGACACTAAAGACACCCTCAGGATTGAATTTCATGTCAGGATCCTTAAGGTGAGGATACTGAGCAAAGCCCTTAGGGGTAGTGTAACGTTCGATCATTTTAAAATGGTTTCCTTATTTAATTAATTAAGTAAAGGTTACTAGAGAGGTTCCTTGGTTCTCTCTAGTAATGGAGATTATATTAAGTTACTAGCAAAACGCGTACATAGACTGTTTGACTACATCAAGATCTAATGTACCGTGCTTAGGAATAGGTGGAAGTTCCTTAGCTTTCTTAGGAGACAACATGTTCTCAACCTGATCATGAAGATCCTGCAGTACATCATTCTGTTTATATGTTTCAGCAAAGACCTCACGAACCAGAGAGAACATAAGATCCCCTTGTCCTGCAGGGCAGCCATAGGAATCATGAATCATAGCAAACTGATGGATACCCGCATCAACGCAAGCGTCTACAGTCAACATAAGGTGACTAGCATCCATAGAGTGCACATAGTTAGGAGCGATACCTTGCTTCTGCTTACGTGAATCGATTTTCCCCAAGTCCTCAGAGACACTAATTTGAAAGGTCTCACCTTCAGTCTTAGCTTCATCAGGAGCACCAGATTCATCAGTAACATGGATAGTCCCGCTGCAGAAGGTCTTAAGTTTCTTCAGGCGAACCTTAGGATACCTTTGGCGAACCAAGAAACCACTAGGAGTTACCCACTGAGTAGGCAGGTTCTCACCATTGATATTCTTATCGGTAGCAAGTAAACCTGAGGCAGTCTGAAGCCAGTCCATAGCTTCTCTAGCTTTGACAACAACTTCACCTAATGAATTCCAAATCTTGTCAGCCATATAGGTTGCAGCTTGTCGAGGCTTAGAGAATGCTAAAGGATGATGCTCTAGACAAGGGTAGATAGTATCTTCAAGAATCTGCTCAGTAAAGCCATATTTCTTTGCACCGTAAGAGAGTGTCATAGTTGGTCTCTTGGTTACCTTACGAGTAATTCCATAGGCCAGCCACTCAGCAGCAAGAGACTTAGTACCCTTAGAGACATACTCAGTACCATCTTCTGCGGTCTTTAGTTCATCTTCAGTACCCTCAGCAGCATCCTTCATCACAGCTTGTTTCACATGCTCAGCGACAATACCGTAGATATCGTGAACCTTATCATCAGGCACGAGGTTAACTGCAGTACCCCCAATCTCATCCTTTAGCATAGCTGAGAAGTGCTGGATACCACTGCAGCTGCCATCGAATGCTACTGGAATATGAGACACATAATCTGTACCCTGTTCCATGAAATCAGCCCATTCAAAGCAGAATGCTAGGAACTCCCAAGGGGAATCTGTTTCAGTCCATTCAAGATATGTGAGAGGATCTTTAGCAGTCTTTAGGATAAGCTCAGTGTTCTCATAGACCCACGCAATACGTTCCTCTAAGGGTTTCTTATCAAGCCCATAGCAGTTAGCACCTTGGATAGCTAACCAAGCTACCCCTGATTCTCCTAAAGGAGCACCATCGGCAAACTCCAGCAAACTCTTGCAGAAATCAGTGCCCTGAGGATTCAGCAAGGGCAATGGATAGACACGACCACGAAAATCAAGATTATGAGGAAAGTAGATACGTTCATAGTCTTTATAGATATCCGCAAGGGCAAGCTGAGCATTCACTGCATAACGCTTAGACTTACGCTTATTGTCACGCTGAAAGTAGATAACCATAGCCTTACGCCATTCCTTCTGTACCTGAGGATCCTTGTCTGCTGCCTCAGGTCTAACTGGAGGCTCCTCAGGTTCCGCCAAAGGCATCTCAAGTCCCTCAGGGATATGCTTCCACTTAGAGATCTCCTGAGCTACCTTAAGTACCCTTTTGTTGATTCTCCAAGGGGTCTCTTGGATAGCGTTAACAGCCTTGTAGACGTCAGGCATATCGAGATCTCCATAGAGATCCATAACAGTCTTTTCATTAAGACGAACTAAAGGGATAGGTCTCTTGAGATTGATATAGTAGCCACCATTAATAGGATTACTCCAAGGCTTAGGAGGGATGACCATAGGACGATTTTTGAATAGCAAATCTGCCATTTCCTTATCGTTATGGGCAATGTATTGGACAATCTCAGGAGCAATCTCAAATCGATAGGAAAGCTTGATACCTTGAGAGTACCTAGAGATCTTCCCTAGACCGGTAGACACAATAAAGATATCGATCAACTTCATACCTAGATTGCAGCGAACAGAATCAGTCCATCTCTCCCAGCGTTCCTTACGTTCATCATCAGCTAACCATTTATCTTTGGCGTTAACAAAGGCAGTCTTGAAAGACATACCAATACGCTTGTTTAGGTTGACCTGAAAGTAGGATCGTTCCTTCTCAGACAAAGTAGACAATACATCTTGGAACTTCATCTCCAGTTCTAACTCAGTTCCTAACTCTTTCGCAAGGGACGTAAGGTTAATCTGAGGGATAGCATTAGAAAGAATAGTTCTAAGAGACAAGAAAGCTACATGCTCAATCTCTAGTTGCTTTAAGACAACTGCACAAATATGGCGTTTCCCCGGTTTACCTGAATCAGCTTTAGTGTAGAAATCTTTTAGTCCCTTACAAAAGGCCGGAAGGGCTTCTTTAAGCAGCATTTTGGTTGTCCCCGTGTCTGCTAAAGTTTTATTCTCTCTGGCCTTGTTAATTTTAGACATGAAAGATTGATAAGCTAAATCCTTACTCTCTAATTCTAATTCTATTTCTTTATCAACTAAATGCTTTCCATATTTGAGACACAATTCATCATAACCACATTCATTAATCCGAATTGAATCAATAGCTGCTTTAGTGTCCATTTGGTTTCCTTTAGTTAACTTTAAGTTATCTTTAGTTAGTCTTTAGATTAGTATCTATAGTAATAACCTACTTAGTTATTTATATTATAATTATTATTATTATGATTATACTCTTATAAGTTATTATTATAGTTATTATCATTAAAGTTAATATCTATAGTTCTCTATAGTTTATCTTTAGGTTATCTTTAAGTTAACTATAGTCCCTTGTCTCTCTGATTTGATCTACATCAATGTCTTATCCTACCTCTCTCTAGTACTGGAGATTATATTTTTTTTCTTGACCTAGATCAATATTAATATAATCTCCCCTATTAGATAGAGTAATCTTACTACTCTTCGTCTCGTTCAATCAACGGTCTGCCATAAAGATACCTATTGAGAAACTCCTTATAAGCCTCATATTTCTCTTTGTCTTTCTTACCGGATTCCCCATTTTTATGGCCTGCCCTATAGGCATATTTGATCATATTTCCTTTACAGAAACCTATGAATTCCTTGTGAGAAAGCAGCTCTTGCATTAATTCAATAGGCTGAATTAAGCCCTGATAATGCTTCTGATCTTCTGGCTTTCCACTATCGTTTATTCCTTCATTAACCCATTCATTGTCATATTCCTGCATATTAATTCCCATTTATTACATAGAATTCAGTTAAATCGATGTTGTCTTTATGTTCCTCATAGTACTCTTTAGAATAAACTATTGAGGTTTCTTTGTGAATTAAATATTTAATATTCATGTTCATATTCATGTTCGATACACCACATTTTATAGGGACGACCAACCATATAGTTGCCAAGCTGCTCATAAATGCTGAAGATCATACTCTCGCGCTGCTCATAGGTAACTTTGGAGTTCTCATAGAGTGAATCGATGTAGTCTACTGCAGACTGCACTTGAGTAAAGACTGTAGCGCTCAGTGTGTTCTCATCAAAGCACTCTACGGGTACTTCTTTGCATAGATTGCAGCTGATCAATCTCATCTTGCCTCCTGATGTTCTGTAATCGTGAATGACAATGTACATGTTGTGGTTTCCTATTTAAAATGGCCGCAGAGGCCTCAGAATTGCTTCAGGTTAAACGATAGGGCACTTGGTGGTATGTTGGCCTTACCAGAGTGCCTATCGTCGATCCTGAGTGAAATTAGAGGTCGTTCCAATCTCCCAGCCACTTCCATTTCTGAGAGTTGATATCATAGATCCTGAGCTGGACTTGAGTACCTTGGGGCAGCCCTGCCTTCTTTAGGAGCTCATAGAACAGGCCAGCGCACTTGAGTTCACTAAAGGTACCGTTATACATGCGATAGCGCTTGTTGCCATACTTGCGGACAAAGAATGCATACATGATGGTTCTCCTCTTATTGGATTTTAGGTTAGTTCTAATTGTAGAGACCTAACATTATTTTGTCAAGTCTCTATGTA